AACTTCTTGCTGAACCAAGATAAGTATTAGTTGAGTATTTAACCCAACCCCCTATTTTTTCAGGAAAACCAAATCTAAACCGAACTTTATCGCTATCTACCCATCCACCTTCATTGCTATATGAAGTGACATCTCTATTTATTCCGGGTTTATATTGTAGTTTTGTTAAAGGCATTGAGTATCTCCATCAAAGTTTAATTTTCAACCCAACTAGTTGCTGCTTCATTCCACCCGTAGTGTTTGCCATCAGATGGGTACGCTATCGGAGCTTCATATTTACATGTGGTTTCATTTAATACCCAAGAAGGATAGGGAATAGGCTCTATAAAGGCATCTCTAGAACTATCATAAGTATATCCTATGCCCGCATAATTCTTACGAATATTACCGTTGTAAGATGTTTGCACCCAAATACCACCTAACAAATCTTGGCATATTTTAATACCCAATGCTTCTGATTCATTGTTTGACTCATCAAGAATATCACTATTATTAACAACAATTACTTGCGTCACTATGTTGTCTTCTATTTTTGCAAAATGCGCCATTCAATTCCTAATTCTGATATTTATATCTAATTATAACTATTCCAGAGCCACCGCTTCGACCATTGTTTCCTCTGTGCAAACGTACTCCGCCTGCACCGCCTCCAGTATTTGCAGTGCCGTCCGTGGAACTACCGTATGTATTTCTACCATTAGTACCAGTACCTCCGCCGCCATCCCCACCAGAGGGTGTGTACGCTAAACCTTCCGCGCCAGCTCCTCCACCGCCCGCATAAAAAGTGCCGTTTAACCATTCTACACCATCACCGCCGTCACTTTGACGATCCGTATTTCCTGCTTCTCCTGCTCCACCGCCGCCACCGGGCGCACCATCATTAGCCGCCGTACCACCGTCATTACCTTGTCCAGAAGTACCATCTCCCGGATTATTATTACTAAGGGAAGAACCACCACCTGAACCACCATCACCACCTGCAATGCCATTCCAATTAGAACCGTGTCCGCCCCCTGTTGCTGTTGACCCTAATCCAGTAGAGTTTGCCCCGTTCGACCCTCCGCTAGAGTCATCGTTTATTGCACCTGCACCACCTGCACCAATCACAATAGAATAAGCCGCCGCAGATTTAGTAGCACCTGTTACACGAACCATGCCACCCGCACCGCCACCGCCAGAGTTGTCAATACCAGAACCGCCGCCACCAGCCGTTACCATATAATCGATAGTTCCGCCCGCAGAATTACCCGCAACGCTAATAGTAAATGTCCCAGACCCTGTAAAAGTATGGTACTTATAGTCACCATCAGTAGTTGTAGTACCACCAGAGGCCTCATAGTACTCTACCCTAGTATAATCTGCTCCAAAACCATTTATGTTATAGCCAAAACCAGTCATCTAACGCTCCCTATGAGTCATTCTTAGCATCAGTGGTAAAGAATAATTTTATACCTTGTAACCGAGCCGCGCCTGTTTGTGTGTCCGCAGATATATCTCTCATAATTTGAAAATAAGTGAACGTGTCCGCCGCCGCACTTGCAATAGTAACTGCACCGCTAACTGCTGAAACATCTAAATCATTGGATGTCCCACTATGTGATTTTGCTGTTGCAACTACATTTGTACCAAAAGCAGTGTTGTTGCTTACATTATCTGCTATTGAAACTCCAGATAACCCCCATGCTACCGTACCAGTATTTGTACCCGTTACAGTAAAAAACGCTTGAAAAGTAACTGTACCTTCGTTCCAAGATTTAGGGAAGATTACAGAGAATTGTGCAAAGTCATCCGCATCCGCCGCAAAATCTAATACATTTAATTCAGGTCCATTACTCAACTCTACTTGTGTTAAATCAGAACACCCATTTGTTGTATTTGGATACATGGCTCCAGCGGGCACATATATTGTTTCTAACCCCGCAACTTTAACCGCTGCTGTTGCATTTGTAAGAGTACCACTAATATCCGCAGTACCGTTTATATCAATCGCTGTAGCCGTAAGATCAATCTCGTCTGTAGCACCTATAGATAAAACAGTAGCACTAGAACCTTGAACAAATTGACTTGCATCATTGAAACATAGCTTATTAGTACTATTAAGCGTTAGTCCTGTGCCATCGGTGTGTGTTAAAGTAGTATCTGTATCTGCGCCAAAACCAAGAACAGCAGAGTCTGATTTAAGAGTTACATCATCACTAAAATCTGCATCTCCTTGGTTCGTAAGAAGACCTTGGTTTGTAAGTGTAGCAGTTGTAAGAAGACCCGCGTTTGTAAGAATCGCAGTTTTTGTTGTCCCTGCTAAATTAAGGTCTGTTAAAAGATCATAAACCACTGCACCAGATCCTGCCCCGTCAGTTGCAATAATTTTAGTTTCACCCGCTAGGATAGCAACATTAGCACCACTTCCTTGAGTAAAAGTTAACGTAGCCGCTGTAGCGTTCTCCATAATCCAAACTTTAGAAGATGTGTTTGGTAAAATGGTTACTGTACACGCTTGCCCACCACCAGTAAGTTTAAGAGCCATAGCTCGATCTGCGTCCGACGCACCATCGGCTATTGTAATATTATCTGTTGAGGCGTTAGCAATCGCTCTTGTACCCCAACCCAGTGCCTGACCGATTAATTCTAAATTAAGGTTTGTTGTGGTACCCCATGTACCCGACTGATCCCCCGTCGCCATCTCATTAAGTCTAAGGTTATTTACAAAGGTACTAGCCATTTTATATGTTCCTTATGCCGCTATTTTTTTCCAATTGGGGTCTTGTGAAGGAGTTGTACTACCCCAACTAGGGTCTTGTGTTACACTTATAGCATTCCAACGAGGTGTTTGTGAAGGGATAATTATAGACCACACATTTTCTTCGCCAGTTTCTCCTGTACCTACTACACCCGTTGGGAAGACAGTAACACCTAATGCAAGAGTAACTTCTCCAATTTGACCTGTTAAAGTTAGTTGCGTTGGAGGTAAAACAACAGCCGAACTTACGATAGATTCATTACCAACCGCACTTGTCGCAGAAACACCCGTTGGACTTACTACTGCGGTTCCAACAACTTGCTCATCACCAAAACCAATAGTTCCTGTTAGGCCTGTTTCTGTAACAACTGCTCCACCCGCCGCAAGAACCGTTCCTACTGCGCCTGTCGCAGAAACTCCTGTTGGTTGAACTATAGCACTTGTTACAAGACTTACGGATCCAACTGCGCTAGTTCCAGCAACTCCAGTTACAACAACAGGTATAGCTCGGCCCCAAGGCCCTTGACCCCAACTACCGCGTCCCCAACCGACTAAAGTTGTATTAGACATGAGTTACCTCGTTAAGCTATACGGATAATAGCGTTAGAAGCATCTGCTGTTGGAAATTGGATTGTAAAACTTCCCGAAGAAGAAGATTTATTACCTCCAAAATCTAATACACAAACAGCTTTGTCACTATTCGTATCGTTATAGATTAAAGCACCTCTAGCCGTAATAGTTGCTGTAGTGAAAGTTATATCAGAAAAATCTGTAAATGCGGTAGTTCCGCTTGCAGTTGGAGCAACTTTAGTAAGAGCGCCACCTCCCGCAGTATACGAACCACTATTTGCTATTTCCCCAGTAGTAACGTAAGCTGTCGATGTAGCACCTAGTGTCGCTGTAGTACCGGATTTTCCACCACCACCAATAGCATATAACGCTAACTTAAAAGCATTTCCATTAGTAGCAAAATTATGTGTAGCCGTCAAAAGCTCTGTTTTAAACGAAGTACACATTGCTTGTACGATTGCCATTTTATATTCTCCTTATAGTATTAGCTAAGTCGGGGTGACCAGCCTCTCTTAGTTTATGGGCTATAGTAGCACGTTCTTCTTTTCTAGCCAACTCTATATGATAATGCACGACATTTCGCACGTTATCAGAAAAAGCTTGCGCTTGTTGTCTAATTGGTTCCGGTGCTGTTTCCGACACAGCAATTATCTTATTAGTAGCCATTTCTGAAATTTGATCGGCACTAAGTCCGCCATTATTCGACGCAACTACAGTAACAAAACCTGCCTCAATTCCCCCTTTTACACTAAACATTTCTTGCTTCTCCCCCATTCATGTGTTTGTGATCGTGTCTACCAAATATCACAGGGTCTTGATCTAATGGCTCTGGTGGATCTACTTTAGATTGACGAGTTATTAATAAACCCCCACTTTTATGCGATTGCACTAAAGGATCTTCTAATCTGTGATATCCATAAAGTTTCTCGTTTTCAGGTACATTTGTATCTAAAAGCCCCGAACTATGTGCAACTTCTATCTTTATGCCTCTAGTTGTAGCAATTGCACACCAAAACTCTGTGCAAGCTCTTCCCGCTTCTGCCATGCTTACATTCTTGTATGTATAATCTAAACCATACAAACAAAGCTCTTTTACCCCGTAGTATATCGCATACGCAATTGCATAAGGGACAGTGTTGTTAAAATAACAAATGTTTAAATCTTTAATAACCGCCTCTAATGGATAAAGTTCTAGATGCTTTACTCTACTATCCATTTCACAAGTAATAATAGGTTTAGTGTTTTTTTCTAAAAACTTTCTTGCTATTCCGGTTTGAGAACCCGCATCATCTGAATCTAAAAACCGTGATACGGGGTCCATCATTATAGTTTTATCAACATGGATAATACCACCCACGCAATTAATACCCCAGACTTCATCAAAATGCTCTGAACGTATTCTAGCTGCTATATAGTCGGAATAACTCCCACCCAGTCCAACAATAGCTAGTTTCATGTGCGCGGCCTCGTAGGAAGTCCTTTTCGATACGCATCTGAATTTTCACGAGCCTCACCATAATCCTTTAATCTTTCTAAAGATTGCATGAAACGGTCTTGATATGACTTCATTATATCCGGCTCACCTTTCATGTATATATAAGCTTCAATTAAACTTCCGTACAACATAGCATTAGGTGCATTTTCACTTAACCATGTTGTTCCGTTCTCACCAGCCGCCGTTAAACTATTCGGTCGGTAAAAATAATGCAATTCCGCAGTGTAAACCGAAGCAGGTGTTGGGGCTAAAATAAAATTATCTATATCAAAATAGGCGTAATATCTTGGCACCCCTGTAGCAGACGTTGGATTAAAAGATTGTACAAAATTAACGTCTTTTTCTAATAAAAACTCTTTGGTTGTTCCGTTTAAGACAGATAAGCTAAAAGAAGCTAGGTAGTCACTAGGAACCTTTAAATATGGATCAGTGCCCGTTCCAGAGGTTACCCCCGTAACGTTTTTTCTAAAATATTGTAAGTCTATAGAATTTAATATTGTTTGTTCCGCACTTTCTATAAAATCAGGAATGCTCGCTACAAACGTTGTTTCTGTATTATCTGCGTAATTTTGTATTGCAGACTTTAATTGTGCATATGTATAACTCATGTTGTTTCCACCGTTACAGTTCCTACCGACCCGGTAGCTATTAAAGTATTTGGAGTTAAATCAAAATTATATCTTTGCCCTACTGGATTCCAACCCCAGTTAACGCTTCGTTCTTCTTCAACGTCTTGAGGAGGCCGTGCATTTTTTAAAGCTTGTGCGTCAGATACTTTAGGAAAAGGACCCAATTGAGGTTGTTTTGGCTCATACTCGTCTTTTCCGACTAAAAAACCAGTCCACTCTTTTCGCATGTCGGTGTATTTGTATCTAAAACCAGATCTATCTGAAATAGCATACGCATTTTTTCCTGTTGCAAACTTTGACATTAATTAGACCTAAAATAATTATATTGTGGAACAACGTTAAAAGAAGCTCTGTCTCTATCTTCTGTAGCCGCTCTTTCAAACTCCTCTTCATATAAGGCTTTTAATATTTGCACTCTATCTGGGGCTTTTTTCATAGCAATGTAATAAGCTAGACCTGCCGCCAAGCAAGGATAAAACCTAAACGGCATTGCTAATGTGTTTGTATATGTATCGGCATCATCCATGCGAGTTAAAGCATTATAATATACAACATCCGTAGAATTATCTGGTAGAGGCCAAAGATTTAATACAGGCGTTGTTTGTCTATCCAAGAAAAATTGATTTACACGACTTTCAGATGTTTTGTTCGGAATAGAAATAAATCCGTCTCTACTCATTCTATCTAAAGAATAATCTGTACCGTCTCTTTGAACTACAACAGATAAAATATCAATAATATCTGTTCCTAAAGGATAAGTACCATCCGATTGAGTAACGGTAAAGCTTCTTTGCTTTATGGTCCATTGGTTCAAACCCCTGTTTGCCCATTCCGCAAGCAACAAATTAAGGGATCTCCGAGCAGTCTTTAAATCGTATCCTGTTCGGACTTCCACACCGCATCGCTCAAAAGCTTCTTCGATATACTCTGAAACGTCTAATTCAAAATCGGTACTTCCTGAAACTGTCATATTTACCCCAATAATTTTGCTGCAAAGGGCGCTACTATAATTAAAACAGCTAATCCCCAGACTTTAGCGTCCATCAATCTAAGAGTGTTTTTTTGATCGCCCAATTCTTTTTCAATGTGTTTATATCTAAGCAAACACTCAGCTTCGTGTTTTTCAAGTTCTTTTAAAACTTCTATTGCTTTCATAACATCACCACGCCTTACAAGACCAATACCTAGCCGAAAACTTATCTTTGGCGGTATCACATTTATGCCGCGCTCTAAAACTTTTTTTGTTAGCGGGCTGATCTTTCTTTATAGACATGTTGGGATCACCAAACCTAACTAATTTTATTTGCGAACCTTTTTTAGCC